AATGTATAATATAGCAGTTAAGAACGGATTACTAACAGAAGCATATGGCAGTCACCATCACACCTGATGAAGCAACGGGTCTAACCGATATAACTAGACCTAACTTTGCTATGAACCAGACAGTGAGTGCATCTGCTACAACGAGTGCTCCTAACGTTGCGAATGTAACCAATGTTACAGCAACTGTAGCTGGAACACAACCCGATCTAGTAATTACACCTGGCACTACGTCTGTCAATATAGGTGGTACATTGTCAGATCCATTCTTAGACGTATTCAAGTATGTAGAGCAAGGGCAATCAGATAAGACATCTACCCCTGTGACAGTTGAGCGACTGGTTAACATGCCCCCAGATAAGGTAATGTTTGACCTCCAACAGGATAGTACATCGTACGTAACTGAAACTTTTACCGTAACGGTACAATGGGAGAGCGGTCCTGTAGGGAACCTGACTGCTCAAGCACCCGCATCCTTCACACTTGAATTAAAGATATATAATGAGTGGGAAGGTATACGTTCCTTTATTTCAAACTATTATTAATATGCCAGCAGTAACACGAGTAGGAGACGCAGATGTAGCCCATTGTTCTGGAATGTCCAGAGCACAGGGTTCTGGTAACGTCTTCTGTAATGGTATTCCTATATCCAGACAAGGAGATAGTAATACTGTACACCTATTACCAGGCTCACCGTGCCCTCCTCACAGTGCAGCCATAGGAAGTGGTAGTAGCACAGTCTTTGTAAATGGCAAAGGATGTGGTAGAGTAGGAGATGCAACATGTACAAGTGTTGCAGCAGGTTCACCAAACGTATTCGCAGGTTAAATTATGGCAACTAGATATGCAATGGGTCTTCCAACAATTGAAGCAACCCCAAAGAAAACAAGACAAGGTAGAGGACAACATACTAAGTATGGTGCTACCTCTCGTAACAAAGCAAAAAAGAGGTATCGTGGCCAAGGCAAATAGAATTGTAGATGGTAAAAGGAATGCAAATATTCCTGTAGACATGTCAGATCACTTCTACGATCATGGTAATGAGTACTGTAGATATCTAATTACTGATCCTAGATCTGATAGGAAGGTAAAGAATGTTAAAAAAGAAGTATAAATATATCTGAAGGTAAACTTTGGATATAAATGTCTCTTAAATCGAAGTCATTTCGTGACTTCTCATTGACTTTTGAAAGGAACGCAGTAACAAATGATGTTTTGTCACTGAAGAATGAGGCTGCAATTAAGGAGTCCGTGAAAAATATTGTATTATACAACTTTCATGAGAAACCATTTAATCCTATGTTCGGTGGCAACGTAATCGGGTTGCTATTTGAAAATGCTAATCCAAGTATTTCTGCTGATTTGCAGAATAGAATTGCAGATGCAATTAACATACATGAACCTAGAGTTGCACATCTAGAAACTTTAGTTGATTGGACAGAAGATCGTAACAACTTAGATGTATCAATTCGTTATGTAATTTTAGGATTACCTCCTAAAGTAGATTCAATAGAACTTGCATTGAAACAATAATGTCATTTCAACAGGTCAATGCCTTAGAATTTAACCAAATCAAGGCACAAATTAAAGATTATTTAAAATCACAGTCACAATTTAGCGATTATGACTTTGAGGGATCGTCAATGACGGTGCTTTTAGATACTCTTGCATATAATACTTACTATACAAGCGTAAATGCTAACCTTGCAGTTAATGAAGGTTTCCTTGAAACGGCAGTTTTGCGTGAAAATGTTGTAAAGCTAGCAAGAATGCTTGGCTATACACCTCGTTCTGCACGTTCTAGTAAATGTACGGTAAATATTAATGTACAAACACAGGTTACAACTAACGCACAAGGCGTAATTACAAAAGGATATCCCGCTAGAATTACTTTACAGAAAGGATTGGTAGTAAACTTTACAGGTTTAGATAATAATAACTTCGTTTTCTCAGTAGGACAAGATGTAATTCAAACTGTAGACAGCACAACGGGCATTGCAACGTTTACTGGACTTGAATTATATGAAGGAAATTTCCTTGTAGATACATTTGTGCGTAATACTTCAGAGAGACAACGTTTTATATTACAAAATGAACAGGCAGATACATCAACTTTACGTGTTGAGGTCACTTCTGGAACTGTCACAGAGCGTTATTTACAAGCAACAGATATTACAAAGATAGATTCTACATCAAAAGTATTCTTTTTAGAAGAATCTGAGTATGGAAGACCCGAAATTATGTTTGGAGACGGGATTGTTGGTAGAGATTTGTTAAATGGAGACGTAGTTAGTGCTACTTACACTACTTCTAGCGGTTCTGGAGCAAATGGATTGCTTCAATTTGAAAATATTGCGACATTTATTAACGATGAAGCTCAATCCGTAACTTCTGGGATCACAATTTCACTAATTGAGCGTCCAGAAGGAGGAAAAGACGCAGAAACTACCGAAGCAATCAAGTTTTCCGCACCAAAATTCTATTCTGCGTTCGGTAGAGCAGTTTCTACGCAAGATTATGAAGCAATTATTCCAAATATTTACCCAAATGTAGCGTCAATCGCTTGTTATGGTGGTGAAGAAGCGGATCCTCCTCAATTTGGTAAAGTATTTTTGGCAATTAAACCAAAAAATGCAGATAAATTATCTCTTTCTGAAAAAAATGTTGTATTAAAGAAACTCAGAGAGTATTCTGTAGCAGCAATTCAACCAGAAATTATTGATCCATCCATATTATTCATTGATATTGATACTTTTGCGTATTTTAATCCTAATATTACACGCAAAACTTCTGATCAAATTAAAAATGCGATTATTTCTACTCTAACTGCACTTAATTCTGGATCTGAATTTAATAAATTTGGTGGAAAGTTCAAATATTCTAAGCTTCAGAGTATAATTGATAGCTCAGACCTCTCAATTACTTCAAATATCACTCGTCTCAAGATGAGAAAGAACGTCATAGTGACTCTGAACGCACGTGTGAACTATAAAATATGTTATGGTAACCGCATTAACCAAGGAACGTCCACACAACCTACAATTTCTTCTACAGGATTTGCTCTTACTGGTGATACAGTTAATACTTACTTCCTCAATGATGACGGAGCAGGTTTGTTAAGACTTTTCTATATTAAAGGAACTGGTGAAAAAGAATATATCGGTGGTTCTTGGGGAAATGTTGATTATACTATGGGAGAGATTGTAATTAACGATCTTGTTATTACATCTACAATTTCTTCTGGTAATGTGTTACAAATTAGTGCAGTTCCAGAATCAAATGATTTAATATCTTTACGAGAAACCTATTTGACAATAGGTATAGATAATACAACTGTAAATGTTGTAGAAGACACTATCAGTAGTGGTTCAAATCTTTCTGGTACTGGGGTTGTACCAGAGTCCAGCTATAGTTAACAAGAATGGCAACTAATCAATCATCGTGGAAGGTCGGTCAGTGGACTACGCCCCAGACTACGGTTACAACACAACCCGTACCGTCTGAGGTTACTGCTGAATCCAAATCACAGATATCTCACAATATTCCTGGTCAGTTTGCAGCATTCATTCAGGATGAATTTCCTACATTTGTAGAATTTGTAAAAGCATACTATAAATCACAGGAATTAAGAGGATATTGTTTTGATATTATTAACAACTGGGCTGATTATTACAATATTGACAATTATGGAAATCTAGTTACTGAAACTGAGTTGATATCTTCAATGTCAACCACTTCTACAACAGTTGACGTTACTACTACTCGTGATTTCCCAAGTGAAGGTCTTTTGATGATAGATGATGAGATCATTTATTATAAAAACAAAGGACAAACCATTTTTAACGACTGTTCAAGAGGAATTGATGCAGTAAAGGCAGTTGGAAGTGCTAGTCAGTACGTTTTTGCCGAAACAACTGCTACTGAACACACTCTAGGTGCAACAGTTATCAATTTGAACAATATTTTCCCACTTTTCATGTTGGGACAGTTCAAAGATCAGTATTTGTCCACTTATCCAAAGAATTTTGCAGATGGAATTACTGAATCCACTGTAATTAAGCGAATTAAGGACTTTTATGCGTCAAAAGGCACAACTAGGTCTTTTCAGTTTGTCTTAAGGACACTTTTTGGCGTAGAATCAGAAGTTTCATACCCAAGAGACAGAATCTTCAAACCATCGGATGCATCTTACACTTCTAGAGAGGTAATTCGTGCTACTGCAGTTAGTGGAGACCCTACAGCGTTAGTTGGGGAAGTTTTATATCAAGAAAACGATCCAAGTGACCCATATGTTAATGAAGCACGTATTTACGTTAAAGGTGTTCAGAAAGTTTTCACTTCTTCAGGAGAAATCTTTGAAATTGACGTAGATACTAATAATTCTTCAGGAACCTTTGTAACACCTTACAAAACTACTATTGCATCAGATGTAAGTAATGCATTAGACTTTACAACGATCACAGTTGATAGTACTTTAGGGTGGCCAGAGTTAAATGGGCGTTTTAGAGTTCAAGATGAAATAATAACCTATACAAGCAAAACTGTTAACCAATTTCTTGGATGTACTCGTGCCAGAGAGGGCACATCTGCTGATGAGCACATTGCAGGTCAAGAAGCGTTTGCTGCATTCAAAATTTACGGTAAAAGCAACGTAGATGGGTCTGAAATTCAAATAAAAGTATTTGGTGGAACAAGAGGGATTAGTCTAACTAATGGTGGTAAATATTACCTTCCTAAGAGTAAGGTTACGACCCCTCTAGCACCTGGTTTTGATAGTCTTGACCCAATATGGAGTTCTTTCCAATATAACGTTAGAAAGGCACTTAGAGGGGTTACTGCAGAGTTAGGAACACCTGCTGCTAATGGTTCTGTTCGTGTTACAGTTACCACTAAGGAAAAACATCGTTTGAGAAGAGATGACAAGGTTAGAATCCTAAATGCTGCAGAAGACATCTATAATAACGAACATGATGTTGTTGGTATCGTAGATGAGTTTAAATTTGAGTTTATTCTTTCGACTACACCTTCTCAACCTATATTATCAACAGATGGTGAATTTTTTATCTCTAGAGAGTTTGCATTTGGTACAAGTGTCTACACATCTATCAATGGTATAGTTTCTCAGTACACTGCTGATGTACAGAATGTATATAAGTCATCTGAGCATGCAATAGTCGCTAGTACAGGTATACCATCACATCCAATAGGTCCTTTTTCTGTAACAGATCCAGATCCAGGAAATCAAAGATATTTGAAGAGAATTCCAATAGTCCCTTCAACAAAAAGTACAAAAACACCAACTCCTGTTGGACAAGTTGGAATTGGTGTGAATGGGGTTCCATTTTTCTCATATAAAGGAACTAATACTAAAAAGTTTGGTGGAATCGCTACTATCACAAAAAATGAGGGTGGAGATGGATATGATATTGAAAACCCACCTACAGTTGAGTTTGAACCCGACTATAAGTTAAATACAACTTATGCTTCTGGAAATATTGTAAAACATGATGATAATGGCACTGTAAGAAGATATAGGGCATCAAATCCTGGTACAAGTGATAAAAACACATATCCAACACATACAGGTGGTAGTGTTGAACATGGAACTGTTACTTGGGAATATTTGGGTTTAGGAGCATCAGCGGAAGCTCTTATTGATGGTAGAATTATTGCTATCAACGTAACTAGCGGTGGAGGAGGATATACCCGTCAACCTATCGTTTCTATTACTGGTGGTGGTGCACCTAACACTACACAGGCAACTGCTGTCGCACAAATTACTGATGGTAGGGTAACTGGTATTGCAGTGACATATTCAGGTGCTGGTTATACCAAAGCTGCATATCCACCTAACA